CGCCGTCCGCTGACCCGAGGGCATGTGCCCGCAGCGGAAATCCTGCGCGTCGGGGAGTAGCTCAGCCTGGTAGAGCACTGTCTTCGGGAGGCAGGGGCCGGAGGTTCGAATCCTCTCTCCCCGACCATCTGTGCCAAGCGGCACGGTCGGAAGAACTGGCGAACGATCAAGGGGTTAGGCCGAAAAGCCTAGCCCCTTTTTCGTTGCCGCATGTGTGCCCGGAAGGGGTGTTTCGGCACACATTCCCCGCGCCGCTCGGCACAGATACATACCTCCTAGAAATACCATACCAACTGGTATTTTTCGGCGGAAAGAGAAAGGGCCGCCGGCTATTCGCCGACGACCCGGAGCTGCGGTCGAGACTTCTCCGACTTGCGGACGGCGTCGACCAAGTCGCTCGGATCAAGGTGCTGGTACACCTTGTAGGTGATCTCCGGGCTGGCGTGGCCCAGCATCCGGGCGATCAGATCGAGCGGGATGCCGCGCTTGCGCCAGCGGGTCGCGGCCGTATGGCGCAGGTCGTGGATGTGGTAGTCCGCCATGCCGGCGTACTCGCACAGCTTGGTCCACATTTCCTGCACCTTGCCGACCGTGAGGGTGCTGCCGAAGATCGGCTCGTCCTCGGGCAGGCCCATGCGCTTGAACGTCTCGACGCTCTCCCATACGCGGGCCGTCAGGGGCACGGCCTTCGCCTGCCCGGTCTTGGTGCCGTTCGCCTTGACGGGCGCGACCCAGCCTTCCTCGCCGGTCTCGTCGTTGCGGGCGAACGTTAGGTCCGACAGCTTGAACGCGAGCAGCTCGCCCTTACGGAAGCCGAGGTCGAGCGCCCACATGACGAAGTGCCTGAACAGCCACCACACCACGCGCTGCCCGGTGTCCTTGGCGAAGTGGTCGCAGCCCTCGTAGAGCTTCGCCTCCTGCTCGAAGGACACCACCTGATCCCGGCGCTCGGGCACCTTCACCCGAGGGATCAGCGGCATGGCGGACAGCCAAAACTTCCCGTTGGACGGGTTCTTCCAAGCGGTCGCGCACTTTCGCAGCGTCCTGCTGAACCGGGACAGGCGCTTGTCGATGGTGCCGTAGCCGATGCCCTCGGTGCGGCAGATCGAGACGTACTCCTGCAGCAGGTCGTAGTCGATCTCGCGCACGTCGTAGTCACCGAACGGCCGCTTCGGGTCACCGACCTCGGTGCGGCAGATGCACTCGATGTCCGACCAAATGGTCGCCTTCGACCGCACCTGATCGGCCGCCCAATCCTCGCGCTTCATCCGCTCGAAGGCGTCGCGCAGGGAGAAGGCTGCCGTCTTGACCTTGGGCTGGTCCTTGGCCGGAGCCTCCGGGTTCATCGCCTTGAGGTACTCGGCTCGGGCCTTCACCTTGGCGACGCTCTCGTCGCGCGTCCCGAGCGAGACCCTCTTGCGCTTACCATCGAGCCCCTCGAACTCGACGAACAGGATGCCATTCCCGGCCCGCGCCTTGATCTCGTAGGACATGGTCTACCTCACGGTTTTATTTCCCACCGACAGCAGCGAGGACGCCCTCAAGGGCGTCCACCGCCTTCGGGGTTAGATGGAGATGCCAGCTTCGCAGATCGTCAGGGTTGCGCTCCGCGCGAACCGTGTTCGACACGCCGGCCTTTCGCTCCGTCTCGACGTGCATCATCGACTTGAGCAGCTTCGACGCCGATCCATCGGCAAGGTCACCCAGCTCTTTGTCGAGGTCGCGGACACCGATCTCCCGACCCGACTGATTTGCCTGCGCGATGATTAGCAGCGCCAGTACCTGACGGAGCGTGGTGTTGACACCTAGCTCCTCGATTATGGTTTCCAGCGCCCTACGCAGGCGGCGCAATTCCATCATAGGCAGCTTCTCCACCGTCGACATAACAGTCCCCTTCCACATTGAACGCATCACATGGGCGGCTGACCATCAGCTCGACCCCCACAGGCCCGAGCTTCGCCCACCAGTACGTCTTGTGTTGTAAGCCAGCTACATATTGATCCGAGGTAACCCCTGCAATACCTTCAATACCGACAGGCATGTTGGTAGAGCGCCAGAAACTCAACTCGAACTTCATGCTCGTACTACTCCCCACTTCTTAGCGTTGGATTTCAAGGGGCAGCACTACGAGTCACCCTCACGTATGTTTCTATGAAACGAGTTTTTGCGACAGCGCAACTCTTGAACCTACTAATTGGCAGTTCCTACCTTGAGGGATTGTATCGAGCCGATGCCGGTCTGACCTCGACGAGGGACCACGGAGCGAGGTCTTGAAGCTCCGCCGCCCAGCGACGGGCGCGGACGACGGAACGGAAGGGGCGGCCGAAGGGCCGCCCGTCAACGCGAACGCTGAACACTTCCGATTGTTCCGCCTTAGTTGAAGGCGAGCAGCTTGTTGGCTTGGCGCGCGACCGTGAAGACCGTCGCCACCTTGGACGCGAGGGTCAGCTCGCCGTCCTCGTCGACCGCCTCGGGGGTCGACGCGCCGATCCTGATGCCGGTTGGCGGCGAGGAATACGCAAGCGGCGAGACGGCCCGCTGCCTGCGGATCGAAGCCCGCAGCGATGGCCGCTGCGAGCAGACGCCCGGCCAAGACCTCGGGCTCGTCGGCGCTGTCGAAGGCCAGCGGCCCGACGCCGGGCTGCGGACGGGCCGCGTCGTCCTCGTCGAGGGTGCCGAGCCAGCGCAGGCGCGCCGTCAGCTCCTCGACGCTGACCGTGGCGGCACGATCCGCGCCCATATCGTCGAAGCCCACGAGCAGGCCCTTGCCGGCGATGGGCTGGCGGTCAGGGAGCTGCCAGAAGTCGGCCTCGCCCTTGAGCAGCCCCTCGTCGTCCACGTAGATGCTGTGGTCGTCATCGTAGGCGACGACGTCGAACAGCTCGCAGTCGATCAGCGGGTAGACGGCCTTGTAGCCGCCGGAGAACTCGACCTCCGTCACGGTGCGGGCGGTCGGGTCGATCAGAAGTGCGCGCATAGCGTGGCTCCCTAGTGAAGCGTTGCGAACAGGTCGGGCGTGTCCGGGCAGCGGTAGGGCCGGACGAAGTGCGGGTCGGACTGCGCCGCGTCAGCGAGCAGCTCCTCGGCAATCTCGGCGACGCGCGCCTTGAACGCCGGCCAGTCGACCGCCTTGTCGACGGCGCGGTGGACCTCCTCGTAGAGACCGCCGCATCGGTAGTCGTAGAGCAGCTCGTCGTAGCTCGTGACGCCCTGATACCGGCCCCAAGCGCGGACCAGCGTCCCCAGCTCGTTGTGGTCCCACTCGTCCAGCGGCTTCTCGTGCCACTCGTCGGCAGCGTTCGAGTAGAAGCTATGGAACCCGTCGTAGCTCGTGTGCCGAGCCCGGATCGTGTCGTCGAGCAGCTCCGGCGCGTCGGCGCGCAGCCGGTCGTAGACCGTCTGCAGGTCGGTCAGCGAGAACCGGGCGAACAGCCGGTCGGTCTCGAAGTTGTAGTAGCGCGGGCTGACCATCTCCTCCCACTCGAAGGCGACGGCGCTGCGGCCGAGCGTGTCGGCGAGCCACGAGGCGAACTCCTCGGCATACGCCTCGGCGAGATGCTCGTAGGCGCGCCGGTAGGTCGCGCAGTCGTCGAGCGCCTCGCGCAGCTCGTCCCAAGGGATGTCCCCAGCGGGCACCCCGGCGAGCGGGGCGAGGGTCCGCGCGAGGTAGTCCGCGTCCTCTTTGGCGTAGTCGACCACCTGCTGCAGCTCGTCGTAGACCGACTGCGACCACAGACTGTAGTAGAACCCGCTGAACGGGATGTTGACCGACAGCATGGTCGGCGCGGGCAGGGCGAGCATGTCAGTAGCCCTCCACGCCGCAAGCCGCGAGGAACCGCGCCCGGTTGAAATTGGGGTTGGTCCGTCGCAGCGCGTCCGCGAAGTGCGCGGCCAAGGTCGGCAGCGCGTCGCGGGAGTCCGCGTTCGTTTCCACCGCGCCCCGCAGGGTCTCGGCGATTAGCTCGAAGTGCTTGCGCGTCACGGCAGCCCCCTAGTGAACGGTCAGGGGCTTGCGCGCCCGCTCGTCGGCGACGGCGCGGATGAACGCCCGGCGGTCGTCGCGGATGTTCGACAGCGCGAGCCGGATGCTCACGCCCTTCTTCTGCAGCGGCGTCATGCGCTCGAAGCGGTCACGCGCCGCGATGAACTCGATGGTGTCGAGCATGGCGGTCTCCCTAGCGGCAGAGGATGGTGTGACGCCGAGCGTGGGCGGCGTTGATGTAGCCGCACCAGTCGACGTTGGGGTCGAGCAGGGACAGGAAGAGGCGCAGCACGGCCGCCCCCGTCAGATGAAGTCGACGCGCACCGGGATGGTGGCGCGCATCACCGCGTCTTGGCGGAACAGGCTCTTGTAGGTCTGCGCGACCTCGTTGAGCGCCGTCTGCACTTCGGGCGAGCCGTCGTGGGCGACCTCAAGGACGATGGTCGGCTCACGGATGGTTTCGCCCGTGGTGGCGTCGCGCCACGCGCCCTCGGCCCGATAGGAGGTAAACCCCGCCGGGAACCGAGGGGCGACGACGCCGGCCTCGAAAGCCCGCCAATCCGCATCGGTCACCTCGCCCCCGTCAGGGATGGCGCGGCCGAAGCTAAGGCGGTCAAAGACGCTAATCATTGGATGCCTCGTGGTATGTATGTGGACACAGGAGAGGCGTGGGCGCAGGGTGGAACCCACGCCTCACCAGTAACCACATCGAGGCGCGCCGCTCCGCTTCAAGCTCGGGGAACGCTCCGAGCCTTGGACTGCCTGACCGGGAGCGCCTCCGTCACACTCGGAGGGATGATCCCCGGCTGCACCGCCGTTCCGGTCTCTAGGCTGGACCGTCCGCCACGCGCCTCGTTGGCTATGTCCCGAATTGAAACCGAAGTTGCACCCAGTGTCAATCGGTATGTTTCATCGCCGGCAGGTCCGCCTAGTGGCTTCCCCTTGCGAGGGCTGATCCGGCTTCCTTCCGAACCGGCCTAGCGAGGTGTCTGCGCGTCCCTACCGCTCTTGTGGCCGGCTCGTTCTAGCTATTCGAGCCCTCTCCGGTGGTTCCGCCGTTTGGCGTCCCCGCCGTCGATGACCATAAGCTAGACCAACTCGGAATTGCATGTCAACAGGTATGTTATCCCGTAGGGATAGCCCCAGCGGCCGGCGAAAAAATCAGTCCCAGCGGCACCCCCAGCGATAGCCCCAGCGGCGGGCGAACCCCATGCCAGCCCCAGCGGCGGACCTAGCGAGGCACCCCAGCGAGGCACCCCAGCGGATACCCCATATCCCCCAAGGCGGGACGAAAAAATCAGACCGCCGGGCGGGCGGGCGGAACAATCAGGGACGGCAGGCGGTCGAGCGCAGCCCGTAGGGCTGTCCCGAGGGGCAGCCGATGGGCAATGGTCCGCAAGAGACTATTCAGGCCCTGCAACATCAGGGACTTAGCAGCGACTGTGCCAAGGGACTGTGCCGGCGGGCGGTCCCAAGGCGGCCCAAGGCGGGCAGGCGGCGACCCCCTGCGGGGGGAAGTCGCGCGGCCCGATCCATCTATGCCCCCTGACATTTTTGCGTCGAATAATCCGACCTCCCCGCCGGGGTTCATCCCGAGGGAAGCATGCCAGCGGATATGCACCGTGGAGGCGCGCAGAGGGGCCGCAGAGAGTCGATCCGGGGACGGGTGCTAGGGTAGTAGCGGAGCGAGTCCGCCTGCGCTATATGGGCTCCGTATTGGCTGCAAGGAGGTATGTATGAGCAGGCAGTTCCAGCTCGCTGTCGTGTCCCTCTTGGGGCGCAGCTTCTGGCGATCCTGTGGCTGGTCTATTCGGTCACGGACCTGTCCAGCTACATCGAGTGGGTCGCCACGCGGTAGCCGCGCGGGGGCCTCTCCGAGGCGATGGCGACCCCCAAGGCAGAGCGCGAGGCTCTGCCAATCGACCGCCCATTGGGGGTCTTGAAATCCGGTCGATGAATACCCACTAGTAAAGAATATACCTAGGGATGTTTCCTGGGGATGTTCCCTAAGTGACTCTCTCCTAGTGAGGTAAGTGAAGGAGGATACCTACCGAGGTATCCCCCAAGGGGACACCGCAGGGTGTCTACCCCACGGTGTCGTCCTTAGGTTCATCCCCGGCGGAAGCCGACGAAGCTCCGGCCGGTGCCTCCCCGCAGGGAGACCCCCGCGTGGGACATCATCTTCCTGATCTCGTCATTCAGCGCCTTGTCCTTGGCGAGGCGCTCGGCGCGCTCCTGATCGACCTTGAGCTGCTCCTGCCAGTAGCCCACGGCCTCGGCCAGCACGTCGATACGGTCGTCGTGCCGGAGCGAGCCGCGCTCGCGGGTGAGGCGGGTGAGCTGGTAGAAGCCGCTGTAGCTGTCGTCGCCCTCCTTGAGGGCCGCGTTGATGAGCGTGCGGTCGACCACCAAGCGGTGCTGGTTCAGGGCGGGCTCGAGTTTGCCGAGGATGCGTAGCTCCTTCTGGCCGTGGACCCGGTAGGTCTCGATCACACAGGGGTGGACCTTGTTGAGGACCGGGGCCAGCAGCGCGGCGAACATGCCCGAGCCGAGGTTCTCCTCGATCAGCACCTTGTTGACCTTCTCGTCGCGGGCAATCTCGGCCAGCGTCTTGAGGGTGTCCGGCGAGTAGCCGTCCTTGAGGCCGCCCCAGCGGCGCAGATACACCTGGCCGTTGAGCATCTTCGTCACGGCGTAGGCCGTCTCGTCCGCGCCCTTGCCGGACGGGTCGATGAACATGACCGCGCCGGTGAAGCGCTCGAACTGGTCGGCGACGAACATCGGGCCGTACCAGCCGTCGCCGTCGAGGCCGACATTCTCCAGCTCGGCGATGCGCTGCTGCGGGCCGGACGCCCACACGACGCGGCTCGGGGCCACGTCCCGGTCGACGTCCAAGACCACGAGGTCGCGGAGCTTGAGCGGGTAGCGGTCCTGATCCGACAGGCGCGTGTCGAGCATATACTGGAGCGCCGCCTCGGAGCGGCCCTTCTCTGCCTCCTTGGTCAGCAGCTCGTCGTGCGTGAACCGGCCGGGGTCCGTGGGCTTGCCCCCAAGGTCGAACCCGCCGGGGATCGGCTCGCACAGGCTCGGGTCGGCCTCGATGTCGGCCAGCAGGATCGGGGCGAGGGTGCCCTCGTACTTCTCAAGGTCGCTGCGCTTCGGATAGCGCGCGGGCCAGACCCGAATGGTGTAGCCCTTGCGGGGCAGCTTCCGGTAGATCGACTGGATGGACTGCGGGGTGCCGAGGTAGATGATCTCGCCGCCGGGCACGAGGACGTCGGCGGCCTCGCCGGTCAGCTTCTCCAGCTTCTCGCGCATGTTCTCGGTCGAGCTGTTCTTCGGAACCTCGACGTCGTCGAACAGGACGATGGTGGCGCGCGAGCCGGTGATCTGGCCGGTGATGCCGGCCGCCTTCACGCTCGGCGACTTCGAGGGCTTGGCCTTCGCCACCTCGAAGGACAGCATGTTGTCCTTGTTGTCTCCGCGCGGTCGCCACTCGACGAGGAAGTCGCAGCCGAACAGGATGCTCCGGATGAAGCCGGCGATTTCCTTGGCGTAGTCCTCGTTGGCGGAGATGACGAGTATCTTCTCGTCGGGGTTCAGCCACAGCCGCCAGACGATGTAGGCAGCGGTGATGTAGCTCTTACCGACACCGCGAAACGCTTGGATCATGCGACGGCGCGGACCGGTCGCAAGGAAGTTGGCGATGTCGTACTGCAGCCGCGTCGGTACGGGCAGGAGCAGGATTTTGACCCACACGTACCAAAGGAAGCGGCGGAAGTCCCCGCGCATCAGGTCTTGCGAGGACTTCCCGGTGACTTTGTCCGTCAGGGTTTAACCTCTCGGGCGAAATGCCACGACGGTCGGGTCGTCGAAGTCGAGGTCTTCGATCTCCGAGGCGAGCTTATCGACCGCGTCGTTGTCGCGAGCCGGGGCGTCGATGCCGTTGTCCTTGAGGAACTTGAGCGCGGCGGCGAGCAGCGACGGCGGGATCGCCTGCTTCTCGCGCACGTAGCGCCTGATCTCGTCGGCGAAGGTCGACGCCACGAGCCCGTGCAGCTCGCCGAGCTGCTGCTCGGTGGCTCTGCTCATGGGGTCTCCTTAGCGCGTCTCGGCGTCCAGCCGGGCGCGCAGCTCGATGGCAGCCTCTCGGGTCTGCCGAAGTTCAGTGGTCAGGGTCTCGATCTTCGGACCCAGCTCCTCGATCTTGGCCGCCTGTGCCTCGATCTGGCTGTCCTGACGGGCGTCGGTGATAGCACCGGTCACGGTCAGCGAGGCGGTCCCGATGATGGCGGATGCCACCACCGGGCCGGCGACCTGCGAGAGGAGTTCCCGCAGGTTGAACGACATGATGACCTACGGGCGGGGTTTGCGCGGGGCCGTCACGACGGCCCACACGATCAGGGCCAGCACGGCGGCGGCCAACAGGATGTTCTTCATGGTTGAGCTATGCAGTCAGGTTATGAGTACCCGGATGCTTCGGCGTAGACGGTGAAGGTCTGCGAGGTGACGCCGTTCGCCACACCGTAGACCTGCCACGTCCGCGACACCTGGTTCCAAGAGGTTGAGACGCCTAGAGCGACCGAGGTGTCGGTCGAGTGGTAGACGCCGTCGACATACCAAGCGGCGGAGACGTTGCAGTAGACGTAGGCCGTCGCGCTGTCCTGCCCATAGGCATGACCGCTGTACCAAAACTGGACGTAGGTCTTGCCCCGCAGGTTCTCCATCGAGATTGACCCCGACGGAACGCCGGCAAGGGATCGCACGGCGCTCTCGTTGAGGTTGATGGGGGTGTTGTAGGCGCGGCCTAGCTCCACGTTCACGTCCGACAGCCCGATGGTGCCGGTAGGGGTGGTCACGCAGACTCTCCCTTAGACGTCAACCGCGTCGGCGTAGTAGGGGCTCTCCTTGAGGCGGTCATACGCCTGCTCTGCAGTCGGGGCCGTGGGGTCGACCATAAAGCGCAGCTCGTGCGCTCCGCGCTGCTGGAACAGGGCGTGATGCTCGCCCGCATCCGTGGGGTATTCCCCGAGGACCGCCAGCGGCTTCTTGCCGTCGAGGCGCGCCTGCTCGTTCTCGTAGACGTGGACGACCACGCGGGCGTGGTTGCCGGCCTTCCACATGGGCTCGGAGCCCTCGGGCCGGGACGCCGCGACCGCCTCCGGGGATGTCCCCGGCGGCGGCACGATGTCGATCATGCGCTTCTCGTCGATCACCTTGGCGACGACGTGGTAGGCGTTCGGCACGACGATGCTCGTGCCGGGCAGCGTGAAGTCACGCAGCAGCGCCATTCAGCTTCTCCTCTAGGTCATGCACTCATAAATCGCTAGCCATGTGAGGCGAGATTTGATTCAAGCTCCTTGAAGGGAGCTGAAGATGAACCAGCGTCGTTACGAGCTGTCGGATTTCGAGTGGTCGGTGATCGAGC